AACAAGATGCAATTTTTCATAAATATTTGCATACTAAAAAGCCTTACGCATATGAATTTAAGTTAGAATTGGCAATGAAAGCTATTTTATTGTTAATATCACAACGAATCGCTTGACTTATTACTAGCTTTATGGTAATTTACACAAGTGGGAAAAGCTCGTCCAAAATTTATACTCTAGGAATTCAAATGAAATCTAAATCATCTGCAAAAGTTAAAAAAGTTATGAAAGAATTTGGCAAAGGTGAACTTAATATGGGTAAATCATCAAAGAAAGTTACCAATCCTAAACAAGCTGTAGCTATTGCTTTATCTATGTCTAAAAAACCTTCTAAGAAAAAATAAGGAATTTTATTATGCCTGGATTATTAAACCCAAATCAACCTCAACTTAGCAATTATGAAAAGCAAATGCTAAGAATGGGAATGCCAGTAACTCCTCCTAATTATTCTCGAGAATATCAAATGCCTCAGCAACAAACAGCTCCTAATTATTCCCGAGAATTCCAAATGCCTTCACAAATGCCAAATTACAATCCTACTATGACTAATTTGCCTCCTAATGCTGGTGGTTTAAGTGCAAACAATTCACCTCCACAATATAATGGCACAGGCATAGAATCTTTTTTAAGACAAATTCTTGGTAATCAAGTGTATGAAAATGCTTTCAATCCTCAAGAAGTCTATAATAGAGAAATGATGACAATGCCTCCTCAAGAAGATATGATACGCAATTACTATAATTCTTTACCAAGACAATAAGAAACATAACTATTAAACAACAAAAAGGATAAGTCATCATGCCTATGGTCGGAAAAATGAAGTTTGCTTACACAGAAAAAGGTAAGAAAGAAGCTAAGTCTTATGCGAAGAAGTCAGGTAAGAAAGTAGTTGCTAAACCTGCAAAAAAAGGCATGAAAAGTGGCTACTAAAACTGGACTTTATGCCAACATCAACGCAAAGAAAAAACGTATTGCTCAAGGCTCTGGTGAGAAGATGCGTAAGGTAGGCTCTAAAGGTGCTCCTACAGCTATGGACTTTAAAGAGTCAGCTAAAACAGCCAAACCTGTAAAGAAGGCAAAAAAATGAAGGGCGTTAAACATTACTTGCCTAACGGCACAGAGTTTAAAGGTGCTACTCACAAAATGCCTAGTGGTTTATTCACAGGTAAAACACACACACCCTCATCTAAGAAGCTTGTGCATTATAAAGACTTAAAGAAAAAATGATTAAGAAGGGTAAGGAAACATTCTCAGGTTATAACAAACCTAAGAGAACACCTAATCACCCTAAAAAATCTCATGCAGTATTAGCTAAAGAAGGCAGCACCGAAAAACTTATTAGATTTGGACAAAAAGGTGTTAGTGGCGATAAAGGCGATACACCAAGAGCAGCTTCTTTTAAAGCAAGACATTCTAAAAATATAGCTAAAGGCAAAATGTCAGCAGCTTACTGGGCAAACAAAGTTAAGTGGTAATTTAATAATTAGGAGGCAACGACCCGTAATGGAGTTGCATATAAAATGGTTACTTTCGGAGTTATAAAGAGTTCAACATGCAAGGTATAGAGCATAACCCTAATGAAACAGATAAGAATCTAGTTAAAACACTTGCAGCAGTAGGTGTTACCTATGAAGATATAGCTAGTAAACTTAATATTAGCTCAGATACATTAGTTAAATACTATAAAAAAGAATTAGATGATGGTCGTATAGATGCCAATGCTTCTATAGCCCAAACCTTATTTAAACAAGCTAAAGATGGCAATACTTCAGCAGCTATATTTTGGTTAAAAACTAGAGCTAGATGGAAAGAAACAACAGCACATGAAGTAACAGGAGCTGAAGGTCAGGCTATTACTGTAAAAGTTGTTACAGGTATAGATGATTAGAACAGGATACAAGCCAAGAGAGCCGCAAAAACTAATACATAAAGCAGTCAAAGAAAATAGATTTAATGTAGTAGTGGCACATAGACGAATGGGTAAAACTGTTGGTGCGATTAACCAACTTATTCATTCAGCATTAATTTGTGATAAATTACAACCTAGATTTGCTTACATTGCTCCTACTTACTCTCAAGCAAAAAGAGTTGCATGGGACATATTACTTCAATATACAAGAGCATTAAACGCTGTAGTCAATATATCTGAATTAAGAGTAGATTTCATGGGTAGACGTATATCTTTATACGGAGCTGATAGTCCTGATTCACTTCGTGGCATATATATGGACGGATGTGTTATTGATGAAGTTGGCGATATTAACCCTAGTATATGGCATAGCGTAGTTAGACCTTCTTTAGCTGATCGTTTAGGTTGGTGTATGTTTATAGGCACGCCTAAAGGCAATAATCATTTTAAAGACTTTCGAGATAGAGCAGAAGCTCATCAAGATAGTTGGGCATTACTTGAATTTAAAGCTAGTGATACTGAGTTACTCGATGCTAAAGAATTAGCTTCTGCAAAAAATGAAATGGGTGAAGACAAGTACCAGCAAGAATTTGAATGTAGTTTTAACGCAGCAGTAGAAGGTTCATATTATGGCAAGATCATAAATGAGCTAGAAGAAAAAAACCAAATAACAACGATACCTAATGAAGCATTATCTAAAACATATTGTGCTTGGGACTTAGGTATATCTGACTCAACAGCTATTTGGGTAGCTCAAGTAGTAGGTAAAGAGATAAGGCTTGTAGACTTTTATGAAAATCATTCTCAAGGACTAGATACTTATGTTGGTTGGTTAAGAGATAATGGATGGACTGATGCGGTTCAATTACTTCCGCATGACGTAGAAGTAAGAGAATTAGGCACAGGCAAATCTCGAAAAGAAATGTTACAGGATGCAGGATTAGAAATTACAGTAGTAAAAAAATTACCTATTGCCGATGGCATACAAGCAGTCAGACGAATGTTACCTCGTTGCTGGTTTGACAAAGAAGTTAAGCAAGGATTAAATGCACTAAGAAATTATAGACGAACTTACGATGAAAAACGTAATGTGTTTTTTGATACTCCTGTGCATGACTGGTGTTCACACGCTAGTGATGCGTTCAGATACTTAGCTGTAGGTTTAGACGAGAGTGCCTCTGATTGGAGCGCACCTTTAAAAATTAATAACTCTTGGATAGTTTAATGATTGATTCAAACAAATTAAAAAGCATCATTGAAGCAGAAATCAATGACTCGCTAGGTTTCTTGGAAACAGATACCACAGATGAAAGAACTACAGCACTCGAATACTATCTTCGTGAGCCTTATGGTAATGAAGTAGAAGGCAAGAGCCAGATAGTTACAGGCGAAGTTGCAGAAGTAGTGGATGGTGCATTACCTCAGCTTATTCGTGTATTTACTTCTAGCGATGCAGTTGTAGAATTCCAGCCTGTTAATGAAGGTGATGAGAAACTTGCTGAACAAGCTACAGAATATTGTAACTGGGTATTTTATAAAGATAACGATGGCTTTCTTATCTTACATAATTGGTTTAAAGACGCACTTCTACAAAAGACAGGTGTAGTTAAAGCCTACTGGGATGACAAGAAAGACGTTACTAAAGAAAAGTATGAGAACTTATCTGATGATGACTTACTTATGCTTATGCAAGATGAAGAACTTGAGGTCGTTAGTCAGGAAACTATAGCAAACTCTGTAGAAGTTATAGACCCAATGACAGGAATGCCAGCAATAGACCCTATGACTGGTATGTTTATAACACAAACTAACACAATACATAATGTTAAAGTTAAAAAGACTGTTAATAATGGTAAGGTCTTGATAGAAAATGTACCACCTGAAGAGTTCTTAATATCTAAACGTGCAAAGACCATACAAGATTCACCTTTTGTAGCTCATAGACGTTTATTGACTCGTTCAGAGTTAATTGCTATGGGTTTTGATAAAGATATAGTAGACACTTTAGACACAGGCGATACTTTAAACTTTACCCCAGATAAGATTGCTCGTTTTAGTCGTGGTGAACAACCTATTAGCAATGCTACACAAGACCAATCAATGGAAGTTGTAGAAGTCTTTGAGTGCTACATTAAAGTAGATTATAACGAAGATGGCATAGCAGAATTAAGACGTATTGTGTATGCTTCTAATCAAATACTAGAAGATATGGAATGTGATTATATTCCTTTTCACTCTATTT